CTCGTCATAACATTGGGAAAGTAATCCTATTAATACACATACTACGTATTCATTATCCGATGCAATCAAATCATGTTCATAGCAATGATCAATAAATTCACTAACATAATATACATTAGGGTTCGAGGTATCCACCTCTCTCGAGAATAAGTTTCTCGATAGACTTTGAATAAGCTCTATTCTTCGCGGAGCTATTGGACGCATATTTACGAAAGCTACATCTCCGGTCTATCTCCGGGCGTGACGAATCCAGGGGTATATTTAGTGTGCCACATGACTACGCGTTCGTCAAAATCGATGTCAAGGCTAGGCACATGCAAATCTGTGGCTTCACAAAACTGCTTTAATTTGGTCCGGAAATCTTCGTACTCTTCTCGGCCAAAAGCGAAAGCTTCATGAATCGCACCTTCTACACATGAACGAGCCACTTCTCGTGGAGTCGCATTTTTAGACGATAAATTGGCTAGAAGACTCTTATATATACTGTCTTTCTCTAGCATGCCAACCCGTGTACCGATCTCGGGTATGTAATTAGATCTTCTCTTCAGGAAATCAACATCATCGAGATAAGCTGACGGGTTATCTTCATTCTTATCAGGTGGTGTAATCTTACGACCATATCGTTTCATGAAGTCTCTAAAAGTGAGGAAATTAATCTCACATCCTTCTCGCACACTACCGTCGAAATCATCGCCATAGGTTATATTAGCAACATCATCTCTATAAGATTCTCTCTCAGGATATTTTTCGAAGTAGTGCATTCTACTATACAAGCTGTTGTTGTTACCATTAACTTGCACAGTGAGTGAATTGCCTGAAGGGTTAATGCTCGTCAATTCCAGAAGTGTTCCATTCCAATCAACAATAGGATGGGTTAAATCCGCAACCATGGCTTTCATAATTCGGATATCCTCTGGCGTGTAACCCCCATGCTCCACTGAAGCCTCAGCTAATTTGATGTAGTTGCGATACGTCTCATGTGTAATCTGAGATGTCGTCTTAACATCATATTTGCTGTAATCCCATGCAATTGTTCGTTCTTTACCATATTTTTCGGCGTATGACA